AGGCGGCCAAAGACGCTGGCATAGGTATGTCAGGCGAAAACCGGCTTGTGGGCTTCTTAGACGGCGCTGTGCTTGGCGCATGGCTCAAGGAAGCCGGTGTGGCGTGGTCTGATACAGAAGCGGCCAAGGAAGTCGTGAAGAAGAAAATGATGTCAGGCGAGTTTTCCAAGCTCCGCGTATGGGATGGGTCGTACTAATGGATGCTGACATGCTTTGGACGGCGGCTCTTACTGCCGGATTGGGCCTGATCGGCTGGGTATTAAAGAGCGCTGTGGACGAGATGCAGCGCCTCAATATTCTGCTGAACAAGACCCGCGAAGAAATGGCCAAGGATTACGTCACCAAGGCAGACAGCACAGCCGTCATGGCGCAGATCGTGGCGCGCTTTGACCGCATCGAAGAGAAAATAGACCGCCTGATGGAAAGATGAGCCATGATAGACCCCGCCACAGCAATCATGGCAGCGTCCACCGCGTTCAACGCAATACGCAAGGGCTGCCAGATCGGGCGGGATCTGGAAGGCATGGCGGGCGATCTAGGGCGCTGGTCTAAGGCGATCAGCGACTTTGACTTTGCCGCCAAGCGCGTAGAAAACCCAAAATGGTATCAGAGCTTCGGCAGCGTCGAGCAGCAGGCGATGGATCTGTTTGTGCAGAAGAAGCAGCGCGAGAACATGCGCGACGAGCTGCGAAAAATGATTAGCGAAACTCTTGGCCCATCTGCGTGGCAGGAGCTGATCCGCATGGAAAACGAAATCCGGCAGAAGCAGAAAGATGCGCAGTACAAGCGCATTGAGCGCAAGGAAACCATCATCGCGTGGGCGGCGGGAATATTCCTGTTTCTGATCTGCGTTGGCGCGCTGTTTGGCTTTGTTTGGATTGCGGTGCGGCGCTGATGGCTGACGGCGTGTCAGGCATAGGCAGCGCTCCGTTTAACGTAGGAAGCCACATACACCAGCAAACGCAGGCGCGTGAGCGCATAGAAACGCATCTGGTGGAGCAGAGGGTGGCCAAAGAGCATAGGGCCAATCACACGCATCTGGAATCGCTCAGGGAGCAGAAGTTGGACTTAGGCAAGGCTTATGATAGGTTTGGCACCAAGACCAATGCTGACAGGCCGCAAGGCACAAACATCAACATAGAGGTGTAAAATGGAAAAGCTGTTGGAGTATAAGATCATGCCGCGTCTGATGATGCTGGTGATGACTTTAATGTATATACGCTGTATCGAGTGGGCGCTGACGCAGCCTGATCTTAGCACGCAGCAGAGCGCGCTTATCAGCGTTGTTGCCGGTGCCATGACTGGCGCGTTTGCCGTGTGGCTGGGGTCTGAGAAATGATTGGCCAGATTATAGGCGCAGTCGGCGGGCTGGCGACAAGCTACCTCGACGGCAAAACGGCAATCCAGAAAGCGAATGCCGAAATAAAGCTGAAGCAGGCCACAGGCGAGATGGATTGGGAGCAGTCTGCTATCGAGGCCAGCAAGGACAGCTGGAAAGATGAGCTGTGGACAATCGTTTTCGTGGCCATATTGTGCGCTAATTTTGTGCCGTCCATGCAAGACGTAATGGCAGAGGGCTTCGCCAATCTTGAGACAACGCCGCTCTGGGTGCAGTGGGGCATGTATGCGTCCATCGCCGCCAGCTTTGGAATCAGAACGATGAAAGGGTTGAAGAAATGACGTTTAAACTATCAGCACGCAGCCGCGATAAGCTGTCAGGCGTGGACGAGCGCATGGCGGCTGTCGTTCACAGCGCAATCCACAGAACCAAGATTGACTTCGGCGTCATCTGCGGGCTTCGCACCATTGAAGAGCAGCGCGAGCTTGTGAAAAGCGGCGCGTCGCAAACGATGAAGTCGAAGCACATAGACGGGCTGGCCGTCGATCTCATGGCCTATGTCGGCCCGCGTGGATCGTGGGAGCTTAATCTATATGACGACATTGCAGACGCAATGGCAGAAGCTGCGCGTGAGGTAGATGTGCCAATCAGGTGGGGTGCCGCGTGGACTGTTGCAAATATAGCACAATGGGATGGCACGATGGAAGACGCGATGAACGACTACATCGACACGCGTCGCGGTCAGAACCGGCGGCCCTTCATTGACGCCCCACATTTTGAGCTGATGGTCTAACCTAGCATCGCCTCAATGCTGTCATCCATAGCCTGCCGCGTAAAATCGGCGGGCTTTATGCGTACAGTTTTGCCGGTTGGTGGGCCACGCAGTATAAACAATCGCATATCCAAAGCGACATACGCAAATATGTGCGCATCGCCGTTTGCGCGCGTAAATGCGTAGCACGCTGGTCGGCTGCGATCTGAGCGTGGTTCAAGGGTCGCCTTCACTTGCATCGTCAACAGCTCACCAGTGGCCGACTTAACCCAGAGGTCATCGTCCTGCATGTCTACCCGATGGCAGCGTATCCCGCGCTGCTCAAGTTCGGCTGCGACGAGAAACTCGCCAGCACGTCCGACGTTGATGCTGTTGGCCACAGCCGGAATATACTATAAATATCATAATGTTACTACGGGCAAAGCTGCTCGCACTTATATGACCGCCAAAGTTCCTCAACGCCCCATAATTGATCTTGCGGCATAACAAAGCATTTGCCCCTGCCTAAGTCAGCTTGCACTGCTTTTTCGACAAATGCCTTGCGCGATATGCAGCCAGTAACATCCATCACATTTTCGTCATCTGTCTTTGTCACAAGCACCGCAGCGCGTGACTTAAATGCTTCAAGCGATTTAAACAGAAGCTGTCCTGTCGGGTAGAACGTAGACTTAACGTCTATGCTTATTTCGCCAAGCCATAAATCAACGCCGTCATCCACGCCCAGCGTGTTGGGGTTATATGAGACATCATAAAGCTTAGCGACGGCAACCTCTGAGCGTATGCCAAGGAAATCCAGGTCAACGCCGCTGCGCGTATCACGCTGCTGATTTACTATGCCACCGGCCCGCGCAAGTGTTGAGCGCAAATTAGCGCTTTGGCGGCAATCAGCCATATCCTTATCTGTAAGCTTGATTAACATTAAAACGCAAACTCTTCTTGCGTGCGCAGCCGGTACAGCTGCTGGCCCTCAATGAACGACGTCTTCACGATTGTGCGCCGCTCCCGCATGGTCTTTAGGCCAATGTCGATATGCACGGCGTCCTGCTCAATCATGCTGCACAAGTCGCCCACCGACAGCTCGCCATGCCTGCTCAGGCAGCGCTTAATCTCCTTGCGCAGCTTCTCTAGCGGCCACGGCTTATGGGCATATGCGTGCATGTCATCGCGGCCAATCAGCCTGCGCTTCATGCGCGCGTTCTCGATGATCGCCAGCTCCTTCCAACGCTCCAGCGGTGTCATATGTTCCGTCATAGCCGCTTCTCCAGCATCTCGCAGAGCGCCATGATTTCTTCAGCGCGCTGCTTGATCGTCAGGCGCTCAGGGCCACGCCCCGCGTCCATGCGCATAATGTCTGCCTTGCGCCGGATCGACATGACCAGCATCAGCGGCGTTGGCTGCGTTGGCGTGCTGCTATCCTCGTCGATATGCGCGCCCACGCTTGCGCTGTTTTCCAGTTTTGATAGATCCCATTTAACCATTGCTGCTCTCCTGTGTTGGCCGTGGCTGTGGTTTGACGTCGGGCCACGGGCGGCGGTAGTCTGCCTCGCCGCCCATCTCGACGCATTGCGGTTCAAAGATCCGCGCTAAGTCGTAGTATTTCGCAAACGCTTTGCACTCGTCTACGGATGAAAAGACGGCGAATGCCATGAAGACGGGTTCAGCTAGGGTCATTGCGCTGCACTCCCTGTAACCCATTTTAAATGCGCGCAAGCGTAATTATCGCACCCATCTAAAAGCTCGCCCTGCACAAATTTAGCACCGCATATCCTTTCAAATCTTCCGCTTGGGGTTTGGCCTAATGCGATCAACTCTTCTTCAATTAAAGATAGGCAATCCTTAGCGTCACAATCGTAATTTTCCGCGTCAGTGTTTTCGCTCACTTCTTTGCGCAGAAAAGAATTTACATTTATGCCAGTTTCTTTTGACATTTCCAGCGCACAAACCTTTACGGGCGCATCATAGGTTTCAATCATAAAAAGAAGCTTTTTTCTGGCTTTCCATAAATGCGATAAGTCATACATCACTGGTCGGTTGTGAATGACATTATATTTTGGCCGCTTTGACTTAATGAAGCTCTTTTCAATTTCTAAAGCCTTCACCCTTGTGTCAAACCAATCAATTTCAATTTTCTTTACCTTCTTGAACCAATGCTTATCTATTGAATGTTGCGTGGTTCTAAACGCAGGGTTGTTTGAAATACCTATGTAAAGTATTTCTCCGTCACCTGATTTATGTGTGTACACGGCGGTCGCATCATCAATCATTAAATTGCTCCAATCTTTCATCTATAGCCCGACGCAATTTGATTAAATGAAACTTATTGCTATCTTGAACAATCGAGCAAATGAGGTTGTGAACAACTCTGCCCGTCAGCTCGACAACGCAATTTTCTCCGTTGTAAACTGATATAAACATTTCGTCAGCTAAGGGGTTACTTGGCTGGTAGAATTTTGCCCCCTGCCACAAGTTTCGCTTCCCTCGAAACGTGTGCCATTCGCCACCGTCCTTGTCCCTCAAAACAGAAACACTTGCCGTTGATTTATTGCCGTTCTCAAATGGCGAATACAAGTTTATAGTCATTCCATCCCCTCCAGCCTTGCATCAACAGCATCCTTAACAAGCCTGAGATGATACTTGGTTGATTGGTCAATTATCGCCAGCACAGTTTCATGCACAACGCGGCCTTGCAGATTAACGACAGGCTTTGCGTGATCCAGTATTGTAAGCTGCAAATTATACAAGCTGCCATGTACGCCGTCATCTCGAAACTCTGCGGTTTGGTTTGCGCTGACTATATGCTTGTACTCGAAATATTCATCGCGGGGGGTTGTGATATATATCCCCATCACTTCTTTCCCTTTTTGTGCTTGGTTCCAGTCCCGCGAAATACAGCGTTATTCAAGTCTTCCACAGTTAGCTTGCGGTCTTTATGTCGGGGGATTGTGTCGCAAACTGCGCCTACACTTGACGCCACACGTATTCCACCTGCTAAGTGTATTTCGTCGATAAGACCTTCTGCAATATTTGCCATGATATCATTTAATGTGGCTATGGCGCGTGCATTGCCGCCCTCAAATTCGACTACGATCATTGCTCTTCTTTTAGTCATCACTCTTCCTTTTCTTCGTTGCGCCAATCGAAGTCGTCTTCGTCTTGGCATTCTGGGCAGCGCACCGTTGTCCATGCGTCGCTGTCCGGTGTGTTGACGAAACGCGGCAACTCGATGAAGCCGGTTCCGTCGCAGGTTGTGCAAATCATTTGTACACATCCGCATTAATGCTCCACAGCACCAAGGTTGCGCGTTGCTGGTTTGCGCGCTGGTTTACATGCGCTCGGCATATCTCGCCGCGTGAATGCATGTTTTCGAGGTGCTGCGATAGCTTGCGCGGCTCAATGCCAACGACGTCAGCAATGTCTGCCGTTTCGCAGTAGGTGACGTCGTCGCTCTGGAGCATCGCAATAATCTTGCGCTGGACGTCGGCCCAATCAATCGGCTTAGGTTCCTCGGTGGGAGCTTGTACGGCCTCTGCTAGCGCGTCAGTCGCTAAGCCCAGCACGTCACGCGCTGCGCGTCTTTCCTGCACATATGCGGCCACCCAAGGCGTGCGCTCGCGCTGATCCTCGATAGAGTTCTGCACAATAATACCGATGCAGATGTCATCAAGGTTTGCGTGCGCCTGCTGGAGCAGACGCGGCGAAATATGTACGCTCTCGCCGTTGTCGGTGCGCACACCAAAGCCTGTGCCGCTGTCTGTGATGTGCGTGATTAGAAATTCATGTGTGTGCGTAAGGTTCATTATGATTTCTCCTTTTAGAGTTAAATTGAATTATTGAGGCTCTTTTACTTTATGCGGGGCGTAAAACCCTTCTGTGCCTCTGACTTCGTTCCAGCACTTAATTCTTTTGGGCGTAAAGCCTAATACTTTACCAGCGACCCACATTTCATCGTCTGCAAAGCTAGACATGTTAATCCAGACGTCCTGACCAACTTTTAAATTATTTTCGCTGCTATTCATTATGCGCCTCCTGATTTGATAAATATAAGCTACAATATCTAAAAGATATCTGTCAACAATTAATTTATATCTATGTGCTATTGACACGATATATGTTTGTCTGTAGCTGTTGCAATTGAGCTACAGAAGGAGAATGGAAATGGAGCTTCAACAATTATTAGTTCGCGTGAGGCCAGAGGTGATTGCGGGATTGGACTTGTATAAAGACAAGACGCGCATGACAAAGGCGGCAACAGTAGAAATGGCGCTGCGTGACTTCCTTGCGAAGCACGATATTGTAGTTGAGCAACCTTTAACTGAATAAGGACTCAACTATGAGCGATCCAGTGACCATTGGCATAGACTGCGGATATCGTACTGGCGGCGTAGCAATCATCACAGACACTTGGTCTGAGGTGCATGACTTGCCGGTGTATAGCGAGGGCGGTGTAGATGTCGTTGCGCTAAACGATATTATAATGAGCTGTGATGCTGTCGATCACATATGGATTGAGCGGCAACAGGCAATGCCAAAGCAGGGCGTTAGCTCAACGTTTAAACTGGGATATGCGTTTGGTCAGATCACATCTACTGTTGCGCTTTCTCGCTCAAGGTTTACGTTGGTAGGCCCAGTTAATTGGAAGCGCGCGCTGAATTTGCCAAAAGACAAAGACGCAGCAAGACGTCTGGCCCAGCAATGGTTCCCTGATCGGGCGTCGGAGTTAAAATTAAAAAAGCATGAGCATCGCGCAGAGGCGCTGCTGATTGCACTATATGGAAGGGGAAGGGCGTAATGGTTATGCGCAAAGACATGTCCAACGAGGCATATCATTTAGATCCGGCAATATCATCGTCGGACGTAAAAACGGTTAGCAGCAAATCGCTGGCGCATTGGAAAGGTCAGGAGCGCAAAGAAAGCGCCGCATTTGATCTGGGCAGCGCCTGTCACGCGCATCTACTAGAACCAGAAAAAAACCTAGTCAGATGCGGGCCGGAGACAAGGCGCGGCAAGGAATGGAAGCAGGCAAAAGAAGATGCTGACAAGGCTGGCGCTGTGCTTCTGCCGGAAGCCGAATACAAGCAAAGCATAGATATGGCGCAGTCTGTATTGCAGCACAACGTTGCGCATCATTTGCTTACGCATTCTGATCTGATTGCAGAGGCGTCATTCTTTGTGACAGACCCAGATTTAGATTTGCCGCTCAAAACACGCCCAGATGGGCTGCTGGTCAAGCAGGGCATAGCGATAGATGTGAAGACATGTGTTGATGCGTCACCCAAAGGATTTGACCGTTCGGTCAGAAATTTCGGCTACGACATACAAGCGGCGTTCTATTTGCATTGCCTTAACCTTGAGGGGCTACGCATAAAGCAGTTTATGTTCATTTGCGTGGAAAAGGAAAAGCCATACGCCGTATGCGTTCACGAAATGAGCGAAATGTATTTGCGGCACGCGCATAATCGCATGATTGAAACATTATACACCATCAAGCACGCGACAGATAACGAAGAATATGACACCGGTTGGGATGAGATAAACACCATCCATTTGCCGGACTGGATGAACGCGTCAGGCGCGTTCTAATAGATCCCAGCGTGGGGGTGCCACGCAATTTACTAAGGAGTTGCATATGCAACATATTATCAGTAACGCCGTTGCGCGTTACCCACGACTAAACGGCACATATAAATTTGACAGCGGCGAAATGCGATCAGTGAAATGCGATGCATTAGACGATGGTGCAGCCTATGACATGTCATTTATTATGACGCCGGATCAGGCAAAGCAGCTACATTCGCTTTGCATGGAAGCGTATAATAACGCCGCGTCTATGGACAGCAAAAAGAAATGGCCGGAAAAGCCATCAAACTTGCCATACAAAAAAGGCGATGATGGCGAGATAATCGGCAAAGCCAAATTAAAAGGCGCGTATGGCATGGAAAAAACCAGCCCGCCGCGTCAGGTAGATGCGCAGCGCAATAAGCTGCCAGATGACTTTATGCTGACGTCAGGCAGCAAGGTAAACGTGGCCGTAACGCTTGTGCCGTATAATACTGGATCAATAAATGGCATCAGCTTGCGATTGCGTGCTGTTCAGGTGCTTGAATTGGCTGAACTTCAGCACGGCGTCGATCCATTTGATGCTGTGATCGGCGGCTACACAGCCGAAGCAAGCCCAGCGGCAGATGATCCGTTTGCATTGCCACCAGTAAGCCCAGCGCCTGCCACGGCAGCGCCTCAATCGGCGTCGGATTCATTCGATGATGAAATACCCTTTTAGGACATAAAAAAGCCCCGCCCGAACAGTGCGAAACCTAATCGGGCGGGGCAACCAGAAGCAGAGGTATGCACGATTATGTTAAATAATTTAAGGCAGGATAGCAAGTTCCCCACCGCGCATTGGGCCGAATGGGGCAACGAGATAGTCAAGCTCCTTAACCTAAAACAGACCAGCAAGGGCGAGCATCATGGGGCATGTCCGAATTGCGGCGGCAAAGACAGGTTTTGGGTAAAAGAGTTCAATGGCGAGGTCATGGTTAATTGCAGGCAATGCAATGATTTTAAGGCCATACAGGAAGCATTGCGCAGCCAAGGATTGTGGCCAGACGCAAATAAAATGCCTGATCTTGCAAGGCCGCAAAATAAAGCCATAGAATGGCCAGCGCAGGGGGAACAGATAATGCCGGAAATCGAGCAAGCGCAGGAAGCGCCAGACGCGGAAACGCACCCGTATCTCGTACGCAAAAACGTACAGCGCCATAACGCTATTATTGATGGGCCTGATCTGCAAATACCAATCATTGACGTGACAGGTAGACGCCAAGGCGTGCAGTTTATAGACGAGGACGGCAAAAAGAAATTTTCCTACAAAATGCCGGTCAATGGTAATTTCTCCGTAATAGGCGGGCCGATCAGGGATTTTGCATACATTGCTGAAGGCTGGGCAACGGCGGCAAGCATTGCGCAGGCAACAGGCAAGCCAGTCGTATTTGCGCTAAACGCGGGCAATATTCATAAGGTCGTGGCTGGTCTTAGGGAAGCCAAGCCAGACGCAACGCTGGTGGTGGCAGGAGATAATGACGAGGCTGGCATAAAAGCAGCGGAGCAAGCATTTACCGAGCATGGCGTTGAATATATTTTGCCGCCAAACGAAGGCACAGATTTTAATGATCTTTGGGTCACGCAAGGGCCGGAGGCCACGCGTAAGGCATTAACCGTGCGCAATTTGCTGGACGAGGTGTTTTTCCCAGAAGATGCGCAGGCCCAGCTTTCAAGAAATTATCTGGTCAAGAAATGGCTGGGCGAAGGGCAAATGTCTGTCCTATACGGGCCAAGCAACACAGGCAAATCATTCTTTGCGCTAGATATGTCTTGGCACGTAGCAGCAAGCCAGCCGTGGAACGGGTGCAAGGTGCAAGGCGGCAGCGTGCTATACTTAGCAACAGAAGGCGGCAATGCGTTTCATAATAGAATTGTTGCGCTGCGCCAAAAATATCCTGAGCATAAAGACGTCAAGCTTGCTGTCAGACCGTCGCCTGTCAATTTGCTTGACCCTAATGCCGATCTTGAAAAGCTGGCAAAGCTGGTGCGTGAAGTATCACGTAAGCACGGGCCGGTGCGTATGATTGTGGTGGATACATTATCGCGCAGCATGGCGGGCGGCAATGAAAATGCGCCTGACGATATGACCAGATTTATAGGCAATGTGGATGCGCTGCGCCAAGTAACGCTGGCGCATATTATGATCGTGCATCATAGCGGCAAAGATAAAGCAGCGGGCGCGCGTGGCCATTCAAGCTTGCGCAGCGCAACGGACGCAGAAATTGAGCTTGACCATGATGCGGAAACTGGCATTCGATACGCGATAGCCACAAAACAGCGCGACATGGAAACCGGCGCAAGGTTTGATTTTGTGCTGGACGTTGTTGAATTAGGGCAAGACGAAGACGGCGATGCCGTAACGACTTGCACCATATCAGAGGCCAGCGCAGAGCAAATAGAAGAAGCCAGCAAGCCAAAGATAACCGGCAAAAATCAGCTATTGCTCAAGCGATGCTTCACGCAGCTGCGCGGTGAGCGCGTCGGGCAACCAAACCCAGCAGGCGCAGGATTTCCAGAAGCAAGCGCCTACTGGACGATTGACGAAGAAGTCTTGCGGGATCATTTCAAGGGCAAAATTACCGGCGCAACCAATCCAAACCAGTCATATACACGGGCGATAGATGCGCTGATTGCGGGCGGTCATTTGGTCAAAAATGAGGGTTTGGTATGGTTTACGGACAAAGATGGGCGGGTGAAGGATTAGACGGCAAAAGAAAAAGGGATAACATTTGATAACGTTTTGTGGGTTCAATGAAATCAATGGGTTACGGGTCAAAATGTTATAAATGTTATTCAATGTTATTGGAAATGGTATAACTTTGGCTAAATGCTGTGAAATCTAGCAACATTAACATTTACCTTAAGGTAATGTTAATGTTTGCTAGATTGCATAGCTGCGGTTTTGCCAAGGTAAAATTTAGATGGATAAAAAGGGTTTGGAAAAATGGTTGGATCGTATGCTTGCCGAGGGTAAAGCGGTGGCATATCCTTGCGGGCATTTTGTCGGGCGTGAATGGTGCAGATCATTTGATGAAAAGCTGGCGAGCTGTTCGACGCTTGCCGAATTGGAAGGGTTCGCTAACCGGCGCAGGTTTGATCAAAGCTTGCCGCGCTGGACGGCAGCGGAACGTGCGGAAATACTCAAGCGCAAAATTAAATTGGAAAAAGGGAAACGAAAATGAATACAGATACGACACGCGGCAAGGTGCTGGCGAAAGCGGGAACGCTGGTGCATGGATCGAGAAACAGGGATTACGGGCCACCGCAGGAAAACTTCCAGCGGATCGCGGTCATGTGGAACGCTTACATTGCGGGCAAGGAAACGCTAACCGCGTCCGACGTGTGTATGATGATGGGCCTGCTCAAAATTAGCCGCGTATCGCATCGAGTGGACGCTGACGGGTTCGTGGATTTGGCGGGATATGCTGCGCTTGGCGCGGAGTGTGCTGCGATATATATAGAAGATGGCGATTGGAAGCCCGTAGAGGAGCCATAGAGGCGCGAAGCGATGCGTTGGGCTAGGGTGGGTGCTGAATGGGGTTTACGTGGCTCTGTTCGCGGTTTTATGGGGGTTGATCTTTAGGCTGTTCTGGCCTAGCTTTTGACAAGCGCGGTTTCCTCCCTGTTCGCGCTTGTCGCGCCTTAAGTTGCTCTTTACCCGCGACATACTTGACCGTGTAAGGCAAAAGCTTTGCACGGTCTTTTTTTTGGGATAGCGTGGGCGAATGATAAAGCTAACGCTGATAATGCCGGTTGAAGATAGCGAAGACGCGGAAGCGGAATTGGACGCGCTCGCAGAATATATTGAAGAACGCTTAACCGACGGGTCAAGCGTTCAACAAATTGCGCAAAGCATGGTCGAAGCTTTGGCAGGCTTGGCTGACGATGACGTCAGCGCAATGCTGCATTAATCAGATTTTGCAGGACGTCCACGCGGCGCAGGCGGCCACTTTACATCATGCTCAGCAAAGCGTTCAAGCTGCCAGCTGTCGGGCGTTACGTCAAAGAATATATTTTGCAAATCATGGTAGGCGCTTTGCAGCTTGGCAACGTCCGACACGTAAAGATCGTTGCATTCGTTAAGCATCCAAACGCAGCTTTGCATTGCGTCAAATGATTTTTGCAGCGCTTCGCGTTGGTCTTCCTGCAACGCGTCAAGAAATTTTTTACGCGCTGCCATGCGGTTCGCTTGGTTCTGATAGGTTTGTTTTTCGTTAGACATTTTTTAGACTCCTGTTTTTACGATGGTTGCGATAATTGCCGCAATGATTGGCGCGGCAAAGAGGATAATGCCGCCCGCGATGTCATGCGGGCGAATTGATTTAATAATTGCGATAAATTCGGGGCGGGTCATTGCGTGGCCTATCCGTGCGCTTTATGTAAAATCAAATTACGCTTACCAGTAAGCTTGCGGCCAATGGCTAAAGCTGCGTCTCGTATAGCGCTTTCACCACGGCCACCAAAGCGCTTTTCTAAGGCAATGCCAGCGTTTGCAATGGCCTCGTCTATTGCTGCGCTCTCCTTACAGTATCCGCTTCCGGTTGCCTTGCCATAGCCTGATCCGTAGTTATCAGAGCCGTGGAACCAAGCGCAGCAATGAAATGTATATCCGGTGATATAGGTGCGAAAAATTGCAATGCTTCGGCCTGTCTTTGGCTCTATCACGGCCAGCTCACTGGAAAAGCCGTTATTAACGCGCTCGCGCTTTGCGCCTATTTCGTTGTCTTGCAGGTTGATTGATAATACTTTCATTTTCTTTATCTCCATGTTTTATATTGTTATATCTTGACGATATCTTAAAGATATCATGTGATCAAGCATAAACTTGCTTTGCTGTTGGCTTATATGTTGCCGCAAGCTTTAGGAGCGTTTTGCACGCTTTGTCCAAGCCGTGCGATTTGATGCCGGATTTAAATTGATTCAACGTGATGTTGCGGCCTTTATTATTGGTAAGCTGCACGCATTCCTGCTTGTTTGTTTCCTTGTCCTTGATGACAAGCCAGCCGTTGTGATAATCTATTTCAAACAATTCGCTTTCGTAATCCATCTATTTTGCTCCGTGTTTTGTTTTTGTTTCATGCTTGACACATGGCAAGGCAGCGCCGTTAAGCGCTGCTAAGCGATGGGTCAATAGTGCGTCCATCCGTAGGCATCAAATGCAGATTGCGGCTCGCCATCTTTGTCGCGGATTAGAATTTCCTCCCATCCAGACTGGCGCAAACCATCGAAGCGAACATATCCAGCGACCCAGCTTTTTGCTTCATTATAGTCTTTGAACTCTGCTAGAATCTCAGCGCCACAACTATCGGCATATCCCAGAATGTCATATTTTTGCATTGTCTTATTCTCCATGTTTTGTTTTTGCTTCATGCTTGACACATGGCAAGGCAGCGCCGTTAAGCGCTGCTAAGCGATGGGTCATGCTCCTACTCTATAAGACATCATTTCTTGATACTTGGCGCGAGCGTCTAGCCAATTTAGGCAGTCGCGTTTTGTGGTGAATGTGTTTTCCCACTCACCATCTGCGTCGAATATTCTCCAGTCATATTCTGGATAATCGCGCAGCTTCTCAATTTTAAATCCGAGATACTCATAGTGGCCGTTTTCAATCTTTTTAACGTTGTGTGTCATGTCTTTCCCTCAATTTTCTATGTTTTCTTGCGTTGATATCCAATAGATAGCACGGAGATATATAGAGCGCAAGCATAAAATGCAATCAAGCGCAAAAAAAGTGACGCGCAACACAGTGAAGCGCCACCACGCAGACGCGCGCGCGAATACGCATTTTTTACCAAATGGTCAAATTTTATAACCTGACTAACTGGTCAAGATGCACCTAAAATGCAGCTATGATACAACCATAGATAGCTGTAAAATGCTAAGGCATTGTTATCGTTACACAATAAATTTAACATAATAAACATTATGCGATCTTTGCCATGCAACAGACTCGACCCGGCCAGCTTTTGCAGCTTGCCAGCGCAGAACCCCCCCCGCCAAAGCTTTTCGCCGGTAGTGTTATTATTATACCCTCACACTTACCCCGCTCATATTTTTGTCGGACACGTCGGACATCAGGACACCCTATTAGGGGGGTGTCCATGTCTGTCCGTCAGCGAATGTCGCGCTAGACAAGTCAGACATGTCCATTAAATGTCTTGTCTGTCCACCCCCCCCTACACCCCCCCCTTGCTATCCTACGCCGCCCCACGTAAAATTTTGCAAAATTTGGGGAAAAGCAAATGGCGGGCAGAGCGTTAAAAAAGCGCATACTAAGCGATGTGGCCAAGCGCGGTGGCATAGATTACAACGGACAAGGTTGCATCAGGCGTGACTTTGGCCAAGCTTGCGGAAGAATATAATTGCAGCAGGTCTTACCTGAGCGCGGCCATTAATTCTGTGCCGGACTACCGCGAGGCTTTGGAGCGCGCTAGGAAAGACAGCGCCGATGCTTTTGTTGAAGAAGGTTTGTCCATATT